TGCGGGTGTCCCAGTCCATCCTCTGGAACCTCGGCTGGAAGGTCCGCACCGTCTACGTCTCCACGGCCGGCATCGGCCCCGCGAACGACGAGGAGCTCGACAGCATCTGCGAGATTAAGCAGTTCCACTCCTTCGACCAGGAGTTCGTCTTCGCGCCTAACTCCCGCCAGTGCATCCTCGCCGAAGGGCGTCATCTGGCCAAGACGTGGAATCTCTGATCGTGGAAGAGCCCATGTCCATGGAGGAGACCATCGCATGGGCCAAGGGCATCGGCATCTCCGCCGAGCGCGTGGCCTTCCTCCTCGCCTGTCCCAAGTATACCCGCACCGGGCGAAAGGACCAGCCCGCCTTCATCAAGACCGACAACCCTAACCACCACCTACAGAAGCAGGGCGATTGCTGGTGGCTTCGCATCCGCCGGCGCAAGACCGACATCGTCCACAACCTGGGCAAAGACCTGGAGACCGCCCGCCGTCACCGCGACGAGATGCTCGCGGCCTACGACGCCGGCAAACCCATTCCCCACCTGACCAAATGAGCAAGCTGACCAAGTTCATCTACGCCTCCGACAGTCATGGCGACATGGCCGACCCCGAGGCCTTGGCCGCGCTCTACGAGTTCACGAAGGACTTCGGCGGGAGCAGCGTCCTCAAGATTGCCGGTGGAGATCAGTACGACTTCCGCTCCCTGCGTAAGGGCGTCGGCACGGACAAGGAAGGCGCTGAATCCCTTCAGGCCGATCTGGATGAGGGGAAACAATTTTTCGACCGTTGGAGACCCAATGTATGGTTATGGGGAAACCACGAGCATAGGCTCGACTTCGCCCAGGGCTCCGGCTCCGCCCTCGTCCGCGACTACTGCCAAGGCGTGAAGGACCACATCAACGCCCACGCACGCAAATGCGGAGCCAAGACCATCCTGCCCTACCACGCCGACCGCGGCGTCTTCCGTCTCGGCCCGATAGCGATGATACACGGATACGCACACGGAGCCAACGCCACCGTTGTCCAGGGGCTCCATTACAGCCCCTTCGGCGGCGCTCTGATCCACGGCCACACCCACAACCTGGCGAGCATCGCCCTGACGAAGCACGGCGGCGGAAACGCCTTCTCCGCCGGCTGTCTCTGCCGCAAGGAGGACATGACCTACAGCGCCCAGCGCCTTGCCTCAGCTCGATGGGGCTCAGGCTGGGTCGCCGGCTTTATAACCGCCGGCGGAGATTACAAGGCATGGCTCGTCCACAAGATGGGCGACCAGTGGATTTGGACGAAAGACCTCAAGACCTTCACCCCCTAAGCTCATGGCCAAGTCCCGCAAGCGAATGCTCTACACCCGCGTCGGCAACGACCCGGTCCTCCTCGCCGTCATGGCCGAGATTAACCGCAGCGCCGTGAAGCCCCCCAAGGGTTACCTCACCCGCGATCAGTGGGCGGCCAAATGGAAACTCAAGGCCGGCCACACCGCCTCCATCTACATCAAGAAGGCCATGGACATCGGCGCTCTGGTCAAGGCCCGCTACCGCGTCCTCATCGGCAAGAGCAACCGCCTACGCACCGTCGACCACTACGGCCCGCCAATCCGTAAGCGGTAAAACATTTGACCAAGCCGACGCACATCGGCAAACCCCACCTCCCTCCCTATGCCTCTCCCATCCGCCATCGACGCGGAACGCCACCTCCTCGGCGTCCTCCTGCGCGATGCTCTCCCTCTCCCCGAAGGCCTGCTCCCTTCGGACTTTCACGAACCGAAGCACCAAGACACGGCCGCCTGCATCAAGGCCCTCGCCGACGCCGGCACGCCGCCAGACGAACTGGTCGTGACCAACAAGCTGCGCGAGGCCAAGTCCACGGCCGAAGCCCACTACATCTCCGAACTGACGACGACCGTCGGCTCGTCCCTGCTCAACCCGGGCTGGGCCGACCTCATCAAGCGCAAGGCCGCCCTCCGCCAGATCAGCCTCACCGCGTCCCGCCTGCTCGCCCACGCCCACGAGGAAGACGCCGACCCCGAAGCCCTGGTCGCCTTCACCGAGGGCTCACTCAAGGCAGGCAATAGGGGGAAGAAGGTATCTGGTCCGACGCGCATGGACTTCGACGCGCTCATGTCCTTCAAGCGCAAGGAAGACCCTACCTGCGTCCTTGGGTCTAACCGTTGGCTATGCAAGGGCGGGTCCATGCTCATCGTCGGCCAGTCGGGCACCGGCAAGTCGTCCCTGATGATGCAGGCCGCCGTCCATTGGTGCACAGGCCGTGACTTCTTCGGCATCAAGCCTGCCAAGCCCCTACGAGCCGTCGTGCTCCAGGCTGAGAATGACGCGGGCGATATCTCCGAGGCCTTGCAGGACGTCATCGCCGGGGCCTACCTCGACAGCGACGAGAAGGCCACCCTCCGCGATCACCTCGCCATCTACCGCGACACCGTCAGCACCGGCACGACCTTCACCGCCGCCTTGCGTCAGCTCATCATCGACCAACGCGCCGACATCGTCTTCATCGACCCGCTGCTCTCCTTCGCGGGCATCGACGTCTCCGATCAGGAGCAGGCGTCCAAGTTCCTGCGCCATGACCTCGCCCCCATCCTCCTTGAGACGGGCGCCGTCCTCGTGGCCATGCACCACACCGGGAAGCCCAAGGCCGCCTCCGACAAGGAAGGCCACACGGTCGCCGACCTAGCCTATGCTGGCCTAGGCTCCTCCGAGTTCACCAACTGGTTCCGCGAGGTCGCCGTCCTCTTCCGATGCCAGGGCGAGGAGCCGATCTACAAGTTCGGCCTGACCAAGCGCCGCGGCCGTGCCGGTCTCAAGGACGGTAATGGCCATTTTAAGCCAGAGATTAATATTCGCCACGCCGCGGAGAAGGGGGTCATCCGATGGGAGTATGCCCACGCCCCCGCCGAGGTAGTCCAACAGGATGCCATTTCCAGCCCCGCCAAGGCCGCTCCTAGGCAGGATGGAGGCTACTGAGGGGGAAGACCGCCTCAGACGACCTAAACGCCCTACAAGCCAAGCCAGACCCATGAACCCACCCACCCGACCAGACAACTTGCAAGACAAGTCGCAAGACAGCATAGTATCAGTAGGGAGTATATACTCCCTACATGATACACGCAGATGCCTTTGCGTCGCTAACGCTCGCTCGGCCCTGCGGTTTTTCTGCAAGCAATTTGACCGCCATGGGTAACCCAAGCCGGCCGAGAAGACGTAAGCTGACCCCGGCGCGTCGGAAGCACCTGATCGCGGAGAAGCAGAAGTTCGCCGAGAAATGGCTGACCGATAGACCTGGCATGATCAGGCGCTGCGAAGCCGGAGGCGAGGCCACCGCAGAGAAGGCTAAGGATAGAAGGGAGGTCGTGGAGGGCTGGCTGACTACCATGCCCCTCCGCATGACCAAGGCACAGCTGGTGAAGGAGTTCAAGGCCCGCATGACCGGGGACCGTGACGTCCAGCCCCGTTCCCTCATCGAGAAGATGCGTATCTACGGCAGGATCAAGTACGACGAGACGACAGGCCTGTGGACGAACATGACCAAGGCCTAAGGTTTGCACCTTGATACCGAGAGAAGATGGGCAACCTAAGCCGTAATGGCGAAACAGCTGCACGACCTTGAGGCTCCTCACAAGGACGCCCGGTCGTTCGATGCCTGGTTCTTCGGCCTGCCTAAGGCGCAGCAGGACAAACTCAGGGAGGGCGGCGTGCTCCCTTATCGCGAGATGGTCCAGCCTCGCCGCGTGTGCGAGGTGCAACCGTGGCGGCGCATCTGGAACTCGACCGAGCAAGAGCAGCGCGTGGAGACGGATTCGTTCATCAGCCGCGAACACGTCGGCGCAATGCTCAAGGCCTTCATCGACGCGCTGGCCATGACCGACGAGTACTCGGTGCGCCGGCACGTCGAGCTCGTCAGGTGGGCGCTCGACCTACCCGGCTGTCTGCCCGCGCCTGACATCGCTCGGATGTATGACGTGAGCAAACAAGCGATCCACAAAAGAGCGAAGCTGATGCGCGAGCAGTTCACTCCTGATGCGCTGGGGGAGTGGACCGGGCAACACGCCACGCCTGCAGCTGAAAAGGTGGCGAAAAACTTGCGAAAACCTGCGAAAACAAAGGGAAAACGATGAGAAACGCCCCAAATACCCCCCGCCAAGGAATCTCTTCCGAACGGCCGTTTTCGTGCGTGGCCTGCCACAGCCTCAAAATGATGCGTGTCTCGTTGACACAAAACCCCCGTTTAAATGGGCCAGCCTGAAGCCCTGACGACCAAGGCCTTAGCCGCGGCGATCGGCGTGAGCGTGCAGCGCGTGGGCGTTCTTCGCCGCGAAGGGATGCCGACCGAATCGGTCGAAGCGGCGACTGCGTGGCGGGAAGCCCGGGCGGCCGAGCGTGCCGCGTCTGCTCCCGTGCCGGCCGTGGCCTCGCTCGACGACGGAACGATCCAGCAGCGCATCGCCAGACAGAACGTCCTGGTCAGCCGAGCCCGTGACGTCTGGCAGGCGGCGATGGAAACGGGCGACCGCGACCAGGCTAAGTACCACACGCAGTATAACCAAGCGACCGCCAAGCTCATCGACCTAGAGGCCGAGGCGGAGCGTCGAGCGCTGATGGCCCGCGAGTATATCAAATCGTCAGAGGCAAAGGAGGCGATGCTCCAGCTGACGGGCGAATGGATCGAAGCGATGGAGCGGATGCCCAGTGAGCTCGGCGAGGCGTGCAACCCTAACGATCCGCCCAAGGCCATCGCTGTCTTGCAGGCCTACGTCCGCAAGGTGCGGGAAAAACTCAGCGGCCATGACGAAGCGCAAGCCTAAGCCCAGGCGCAAGCCGATGCCTAAGCCGACGCGACCGCACAAGGACAAGCGCCGCAAATGGTCGGAGGTGTCGGACGAACTTTACCGACGCATCAAGGAGGCAGGCCTCTATGACTAAGGACGAGCTGCTCGCCATCGGCCGCGAATCCCTGACGCCGCCCGATAACGCCGACCCGGTGAAGTGGCTGGCGAGGAACATCACCCGCGTCCCTGCCGGGGCGTTCGCCGGCGGATACAACCCAAGCCGCTGGCCGTGGATCGCGGAGAGCCTGCGTCTTTTCCTAGACCCGTCGACGCGCACGATGGTGGACCTCTGGTCGATTCAGACGGGCAAGACTCTCAAGGCCCGACTGGCCGCGACTTACCTGATGGCGAACGACAGAGGGAATATGGTCATCTACATGGACAACCAGGTGAACGCGGCGGACTTCACGATCCGTTACCTTCGGCCGATGTTCAACATGGTCGAGGACGTGCGTCGGCATATCTCGCCGGCGGACAACCCGAAGAGCGACATCATCGACTTCGCGGACGGGACGATCGTCTACAACAACTCGGCAACGACGGAGAAGG